GCCGATGGCAATGGTGCGAATACGCTCGGTAATTCGCTCATGACCCTCCGTGCTACGATGGCTTAAATAAAAAATAAAAAAAACATAAAAAATAAAAAACCCATAAAAAAACATTTTTTACTCTCCTTCACTAGGAATGTTTAAGAATGGACTTATCTTAGTATGGGATTTGGACCAAACACTCATTGGATGGTCCGCAGATAATAAAAACTATACAATAAACTCTATGGCAGTAGAAATACTTAGCATAGCATTTCAATATCATATAGATTTTTCATCCATCGGTGCTATAAGAAAGATTATTGTGCTCACTAATAATTCAGAACCATGGATTCCTGTGAAAGAAATCGAGTCCATGGTTGGTCATAAGTTTGACTACGTTATAGAACGCGGAAACACTTTTCGCGATACTACAAATCCTCTCTTGAAAGATATGGATACTGTTAGACGGATAGTGGGTTATAATGTACATCCTAACGATGTATGGATTATGGATGATATAAAACATAAAATGGTAGATGAAGGAGCCAATTGGATAAAGATTAAACCGCAATCCGATAATCCTTTTGAATCAGGATTTTTCAAAAATCCAGATGAAACAGACTATGTTCCATTAATGAACGCTATCCATAAAAAGGGATTAAAAGTTTTTAAAACACGTCGTAATAAGCGTAAAGACCGCAGAAGTAAGCGCAAAGTTAGAAAATTTGATAGCCGGATTCAATTCCTGTAATTTCGTACAATGTTAATTAAATCTTGGTTAAAAGGTCCTTGGTGGAAAGATGGCATTCGCCACGAAGGACAAGTTACTGAAAAACTGCTTCCTAGCGATAATCCCAAACATACTGGAATTATCGGTATTGTAGATTGTGTAATAGGTTCGTCAGTAGGACAAGGATTTACATCGCGTAGCGTTCCTCTTTATCTATGTTATCCTCTACGCCAAGATTATCCGCCCTTTCTTGTAGCCGTTAAAGAAAAGTATTCAGTTCCACCGATTGTATCTATGAATATGGAACATTGGGATTCCAAGTGGCCTCGTGGTGGTATTCAGCGCGTACTAGGAAGTGTAGGAGATGCTACTGTAGAGACTGAGGCTCTCATTAAAAGCCTACAATTACCAAGGAATAACGAGGTGTATGATATATTACCAGACTTAATCGGATATCAAACGACAACATGGGATTTTGTATGTAATATTGACCCAGAAGGTTGTAAAGATGTAGATGATATTCTTTGTTGGAGAACATTGGATAATGGTTCTGTAGAATTTGCTATCTCTATCGCAGATGTATCTGCCTTTATTGCCGAAGGAAGTGTTCTAGATATGGAAGCAAAACTACGCGGTTCAACCTTATATGATAATGGACATGCTAAAGATCCTATGCTTCCTACATATGTATCGCAAGGTTGTGCGTCTCTTTTAGCCGATGGTGTGGCTCGTCCGTCTATAGCACTTATCTATACATTATTTGGTGGTGATGTGGTTTCTGTACGATGGGAACGAATAGTCTGTTCTGTCAATCAATCGTATACTTATGATACTGTAATGAAATCGCCACACACGGTCTTTATTCGTAAGAGTATTTCATCCATTCTTGGTTACGATGTTGGAAATGATAGCCATCTATGGATTGAGGCAGTCATGGTTCTCTATAATACAACTGTAGCAGAGATACTACGTGATAAACGAGTGGGTTGTTTGCGGGTGCATGAAGGAACGCAACTTAACGAATGGGTGAATTTGGCAAAAACTACAAAGTGTCCAGAACTAGCATTTATGGGTAGTAGTGGTGGGCGGTATGTTGACGGAAATACGACGGATGCTACTCGGCATGTAGGACTTGGTAAATCAGTATATTGCCATGCGTCCAGTCCTTTGCGTCGATATGCGGATTTGATAAATCAGCGATGGCTCAAGCATATCTTATTTGGATATAGTGAGCCTTTGGAGACATTGTCGGTGGATTTGCTAAATAACCGATGCTCGGCTCTCAAGTCGTGCGAACATCTCCTATGGTTTCTAAAAAATATTGATGTTAAGGGAATTACAACTGTATCAGGATTTGTTGTTGAAGTTGGAAAAAAAGTCTATATTCCTCAATTACGTCGCTGCTTGAGAGGTGTTATGACAGACGAGTTTGTCGTATCACAGAAGGTGTCGTGTCGCATCTTTTGCGATATGAATACTTGTAATCTGGCAGAACGCTATGTTGTACAGATATCTAGACCTTAACAAAAGTTGATAGTTTAGACTTTTTTATAGATAAAGAGTATTATGTCTCGCCAAATTCTTAAAGAAGAACTTAAGTCTTATGCTAAAGAGTATGAAAATGCAGTTCGCGAGCAAGAACTGACTATCTTTGTAAATTATATTGTTCGTATTGTAAAACAATTGGCTAGACGAGGTAGCACCTCGTATACCCATCCTGTGCTAGATAAGAATCAAATATTTATCCATAGTACGAGTGGAGGTCTTTTGGATAAATCGGATCCAGGACCAGTTCCTTTAATCTATGTGGAAAGTGTTCTAAAAAAACTTCAGGAAATCTTTACAGATTCCGATATAACTTACACAGAAGCAAAAATCGGCCCTGGGGGATTTCCGCACAAGGGATTTATTGGTATTTCTTGGATGTAAAAAATGATAGACTATCAAAGATTGTATTTATTTTTCAAAAATGCCTTTTATTTGCTCTGAACTTCCTACAGATGAACTTCTTAGTTTGAATACTAAATTCCCTGTATCAGATGTAATAGAACTCTTTACGACGGAGGGACAGTTAGTCTTTCATCTAAATGGTAGTTTCTATTTCCAAAGTCTATGCGATGGTATTTCAAATACGGTTGAACAGGATTTGAAACATCAACGTAACTATTTATGTACAGCCTATGAACTATTTGTGCCTGGGGCTACAGTTATAACCCCTATTCTTGAACAATTTCAAAGACGGCATGGAATAGCCATGCGTTCTGAGATAATTCCATTGGAAATAACTTTTAAAGACAAGTCGTATATACTTCTGAAACTTCCTACACGACTTGTGCGTCATTTAATGTGCGAAGGTGGCGGTGTGTTGAAGACAGTATTTAAGGGTCCTGTGGGTTCCTTGCGAAGAATTCCTATGTTATCTTTGTATGGAAATCTGCCGAAAGATGCTGCCGAAGACAAAGTGTATAAAAGTATCTTTGCCACAAACTATGGTGAGGGACAACATGCTGAAGCACTCAAAGTACATTATTTGCTGCTTCAGGATGTGTTGAACCATCCGTCTCTAGGGATTATGGTAGGGGCTGTTGGACAGTGGGATGCCGACTAGTCCATAAAGACCTGGTTGGCAATACTATTCTGGAACCGCATCCAATTGGTTGAAAGAAGAAAGACACTAACAGTCCATTCTCCATCACTAGACCCATTTGGTGGGGTCACCGTAAGATTTAGTCGAATATCTACACGGCTCGCATTAAGACTTCCTGATGGATTAAACTCTGTAGGTTTTTCAGCGAAGTTATAGCCATAAATATAGTCACCATATCCTCTAATGCCACCAGGCATTGGTGTATTGGCAGTTACTCTCCACCATCGTTCGTCTTCATCGGCCCAAGTGGCTGTACCTATTTGAAGAATAGCGTGTTTTAACAGAGGTTGTACTGGGTTCCATATTGGATCCTGGTCTATTTTTGGTGTGGCACTGTAATTGGTCCAATCATTGTAGTCTGCTACAGACTTTCTACGGATAAAAAATAGGATTTGTTTTAAGGGTCCGTTTCCAACAATAGGAAGTTGAATATGAATTCCGTCCACTGTTTTGCTTAATACGTATTTCAAAGGTTCTCCAAAGGTAATTTCCGTTACCGGATTCATCATAATTTCATGTGGTTGGTCAACATAATCTTGACGTAAAGGATTTTCAATATAACTCACACTGGCTAATATATCGGCAGTCTCAAACTGAGGAATACCTCCCTGAGTTGTAAGTGTCTGAAACTGACTTGGTGAAACCTGAACTATAAAGGATTTGTTTAAGGGTGTTTCGTTACATCCTAAAGGAGTATTTAACTTTTGTACAACTTCAGAAAAGGGTCTTAATGTAATATGAAATCGTACTGTGTGAGGCCCACGTGTGCTTACAAGTGGATAGGATGTATTTAACCAACGACTGAACCAAAACGGAAGATAACAGTAAATATACCCATCTTCGCTCGGCCAGGTATTGTTTATGGAAGGTTCTTGAGAATATGAACCGAACACAGCGTCGTCCCAAGAAGTAGCACCGCTTACACCATGATGCGTTCGGTTCCACACATTTATCCAATCTCCACTAAACTGTTCTATGATTACGCCATCTACTTCCATTTCTGCCAAGGCTATGGCCACTGTGCCAAGATTATTTGCCCATACATAAAAACTGCTTGGATCGACAAGTGTCCAGTCACCTAATGTGGGACCAAGATGTTGTTGAACATCTGGAGGTATCCATGATAATGGTTTTAATCGTAAAACAATCCAATTCAAAAAATCGCCCTCCCATGGCCACGGAACCTCAAAGGTTATACGCTTTCCCCATTCTGGACTACCTATAAACGGCCATGTGACAGTTTCCTGTGTAAAGTTATGATACGGTTTAACCACCGGTTGAAATTTTGTTGATTCTGATTGTATTGGATAGACATATTCATCAAATCCACTACGGTCCACAAGACTAACCATTTTTTTAAGTTCACCTACAGGCTTTGACATCCTCCTTAACTTGTCCATTGTGTTTTACAAACTGTACAAACGTACTGAAATTTTAGATTTGTTGGGTCTGTCTTAATGTAAATAACATCGCGTAGTTTCTCATCCACATTACTTTGACATCCTGAATTGGGGCATCGGAGCGTTTTTACATGGGGGAGTGTAGGGTCCTTTAATGTAAAGTCGTTGATAGTAATACCGGAGGCTGCGCCACCCGCACTACTTCCACTACGAAAGTTCGTTTCTAGAATAAGTGCTCCTTCTGGTGTCTTGGGGTTTAAAGGCTCGTTATATCCGCAAGTTTTACATAGACGCTGAACACTACCACCATCGGGCGCACTCAAATAAAGAAAATTTTCACAGCGTGGGCAAAATTCTAGCATTCTCTCTAATTATTAAAGGTATGTAAAAGTTATATTCAGTTTTTACCGCCGGAAATACCCTAGACACAATTTCTATCTTCAGGTTCAAGTCTAAATGGCTCTTTACCTTTAACCATTCCCATTTCATTAAACTCGGCGCCGTATTTTCGTTCAAGTGTTTTCATAGAATTTGTTGGAGCATAAATGTAGGTTTTACCAAAAGCATGTTTCTTAAGCGTTTTCATTTCATCCTTATGACAAACCGTATTCTCTTCTCCTTCGTACCATTCACCCTTATCTTCTAGTAAAAACACATCTAATGTTCCTAAATGATAGCGTTTATTCTTTGTGTTAATACGTATCTTGTAACCATGCTTCAATGCCATTAATTTAGTAAAATCTTTCTCTAACAAACCTAAATCAATATCTGCGTCCCACGGTATAATACCGCCGTGTCGTTGGAGGCCTAAAACCGATCCACCTACAGCAGTATACTGTATTGAATTTTGTTCAACAAGTGTATTAAACCGAATTAAATCTGAATAGGATACTCTACAATAATCTATTTGTCTAGAAAGAACTAGTTTATAGAATGGATAATTCTTTGAAACTTCATATGTATTTATAAAAGGTTTTTTGGCTATCACTCGTAGTAAGACTGGATTTTCTTTAGGTGTGATTGAGAAGTTTTTGTCTTCTTTTAGTTCAAGAATTTCAAAAGATTTAAGAATGGATTGAATGCGATCCTTTGTATAGAGCCATCTTGAATGGTCTGTAACATAGGCATCACCTTTTAGAACGCCTTTTATAGGAATATTGCTTACATCGTTTGAACGGACTTCGATACATAATAACCCTCCTGGTTTTAGTGCTTCCAACGATAAATTAATTACTTGTTGGCCTTTATCATAAGGTAAAGCATGAAGAAAAAATCGCATATAAACCACATCCTGTATCGCTGGCAGTTTGTGCGTCTGTAGAGCATCCACAACATCTTCATTTAGAAAGGTAATCTCATCCGATTTTATATTGAGAGCATTATCAATTCCAACGACAGAACATCCTTTCGCTAAAAAAAACTTTGTATCACGTAAATTACCACAGCCTATATCAACTAGGCGGATACAATAGTCAGATTTTTTTGATAGATAAGTATTATATACATAGTCTGCGAAGGAACTATGAGTGTCTACTTTATGAAGTTGATAATAGGTAGACCAGTATTGTCTATCTTTATCTTTTATGACTGTTATATCTACGTCCTTCGCAAATAATTCAACATAGTTTTCTAGAGTCAAAGCAGGTTTGCCTTCTTTAATTTGTTGAATATTTTTACGATGCCATTCAGATTTATGATGAGCCATTTGTTCTAAATTTGAACCAAATTCCTTATCACAATACTTACAAAAAAGACCTAATGCTTTGGCTGTAGCCATTTTTTATTCTATACATTTTTAATTTTTAAGAAGAACACATAAGACATTCCTGCGTTTGCTGGGTTGGAGCCTGAACAGGCTCAATCGTAAACTTTTGTGCCTGTGCGACGCTACGCGTGCGTAAATAATAAATGCCAGTTTTCAATCCCTTACGCCAGGCATAGAAGTGCATACTGCTTAACTTTTTGTAATCTGGATCGGCGAGGAATAGATTGAGACTTTGGCTCTGACAGATATAAGGACCACGGTCTGCTGCCATATCAATCAATGTCTTTTGCTTAATTTCCCACACGGTCTTGAATATTCTCTGTAAATCCTCGGGTACTGCTGAAAGTCCTGAAACGCTTCCATTATTTCCTATGATAGCATCTTTGAGTTCAGGTGTCCAGAGCCCACGGTCAAAGAGTGCCTTAACGAGATGCTTGTTGAGTACAATGAACTCGCCCGCAAGTGTGCGACGCGTGAAGATATGTGTGGCATACGGTTCCACGCATTCACAGTTGCCGAGGATTTGGCTGGTTGAGGCGGTAGGCATAGGGGCAATGAGGAGGGAATTGCGCATGCCAATGCGGGAAACATAATGCGCCAAAGTATCCCAGTCGAGTCCTTCATCTTGAACTGGCTCTACATTCCATAAGTTAAACTGTAACTTACCTTGATAGGCTGGACTTCCTACATATGTCTCATATCTCCCTTCCTTTACTGCGATATCTACACTTGATTCTACAGCAGCATAGTACATATGTGCGAAGATACGCTTATTCAGTGTGGCTGCTTCGGCACTCTCCCATGATAGACCTAGCATCGCAAATACATCGGCGAGGCCTTGTACTCCCAATCCTACTGGACGATGACGCTTATTGGACCGCTCTGCTTCAGGAATAGGGTAGAAATTAATATCAATCACACGGTTTAGATTTCGTACAACAATCTTTGTAACCTCACGAAGTTGCTTGAAATCAAAGACCCCATTTACGACAAAGGCGGGTAGTGAAAGACTGGCAAGATTACAGACGGCTGTCTCCTCTGGACTGCTGTACTCAATAATCTCTGTACATAGATTGGAAGACTTAATCACACCCAAATTCTGTTGGTTAGACTTGAGATTGGCCGCATCCTTATACACTAGATAGGGAGTACCACTCTCAATCTGGGCATCCAAGATGTGAAACCAGAGTTTCTGTGCCTTGATCGTCTTGCGACCACGACCCTCACGCTCGTAACGCTCATAGAGAGCCTTAAATTCATCGCCTACCACATCGGCGAGACCTGGCGCCTCGCTAGGACAAAACAGTGTCCATTCACCATTTGTGTCTACACGTTCCATAAATAGGTCCGGTACCCACATCGCATAGAAGAGATCGCGAGCACGCTCCTCCTCGGACCCCGTATTCTTCTTCAGTTCTAGGAACTCCTCAACATCCGCGTGCCATGGCTCAAGATACATGGCAAAGGAACCATTTCGCTTACCACCACCTTGGTCAACATAGCGTGCCGTATTGTTAAAGACGCGAAGCATTGGTACTAGACCATTACTGATTCCGCCTGTACCACGAATAAGAGCACCCTTCGCACGGATATTTGAAATATGAAGACCAATGCCGCCACCATATTGACTGATGAGAGCACAATCTTCGAGTGTCTTATAAATTCCCTTGATACTATCTGCATTCATCGCCAAGAGGAAACAAGATGAGAGTTGCGGTCGCTTCGTGCCCGCATTGAAGAGTGTTGGTGTAGCGTGCGTATAGAACTTTTTACTCAAAAGATCATATGTTTCAAATGCCTTGGGTAAATCGTCTGCCCATAGTCCTAGAGCGACACGCATCCAAAGATGTTGAGGACGTTCAACAACCTTGCGGTCTGTATCACGAAGAAGATAGGCTTTTTCAAGTGTCTTGAACCCAAAGAAATCTAGAGCATAGTCACGACTATAATCAATATGAGCCTCAATTTCCTCAGCATTTGCGTAGACTACCTCAACAAACTCATCCTCCAAAAGACTGGCAGGTTGGCCTGTACGGTCCTTAACTTCTGACAAAAGTTTGACTACTTCTTGAAATGTAGAAGGCGTATTCTTCTGGTGATTACTAATGGCAATCTGTGCGGCGAGTGCGGCATAGTCGGGATGTGTTGTAGACCAACTATACGCCAAATTAGCAGTAATATTATCCAGTTCCGTTGTTGTGATACCGTCGACAAGACGAGTGAGAACTCCCTGTGCGACTTTCACTACATTCACATGAAGACCCGTAGCAGCCTTAGCGATACGTTCTTGTACCTTCTCGAATGCTACGTCCTCTTTGTGTCCATCGCGTTTTACAACTTGCATATTCTCCATTATAACTATGAAATTCAAGTTGGTGGCGAACGCAGGTCAATTTTGTCGCCAGTATTAGTAGAATGATTCTTCCTTTAACATTAGCGTTACTATTCATGATAATTGTGGGCATCGTATATACATTTATTAAACCTGTACCATGGGAAGGCTATGATAATGTTCCTAGTTCATATTTTGTACCAGGTGTGACACCAGGTGGTTATGACGACGATTCGGCATTAAGTCCTGCTGCGGCTATGAATATAGGAGCCGAAAAATTGGTAGCGTCGGCAGCCCTACCTGCCATGGACCTTAGTCAGGCAGAAGCGAACTGGGGAAAAATGACTTCCGAAACCTGCTACCGTACAGATATTGGGGAAAGTTTGAAAAAGACCCGGAACTACTTACAGCGTACAAACAATTACGAACATGTATATCCCGATAGTTGTTCAGCGCCAAACCATGAATTTGTAGGGACATTTTACACACCCTTTAATGGTGTAGGAAACACACCCGCTTCAGGAGCCAATTATCCACCTTCTACACAGTGCTATCCTGCCGAACCTAAATAAAAAAATGATTATGTTTGCTCTATAGAATTGGTATCCTATGGGGCAAATAAAATGGATAGGGTTTGATATGGACGATTGTTTAGCCAATAGTACGCCTGCCTACAGATTTGTTAAAGCATTTGGTATCAAGAGAACCGCGCCATTCTTTGTAGTTTCAGAAACGAGTGGTCAAACCTGGATACTTCGTTCAGGATTTCAAAAGATTATTGACGAAGTTTCAAAAGTAGTCTCAAACGGAAGTGTTTATGGAGCATTTCTGTATAGTAACAATTCTAGTAAATTAATGGTTGAGTTTGTTAGAACTTTGTTAAATCTTATGTCTAACGATGTAAATCCGTTTAAAGTAGGATTTCATAGACGATTTGTGGCTAGGACAGGAAATCGTGTCAAAACCTATGAGGATATCTGTAACTGCCTACATATTCTTGATATGCCTCTTCCTTCAACCACGGAATGTTTAGCGTTCTTTGATGACTCGAACCATATCTTATCATCTGAAATTAGTCTATATAAGATTGTGGAACCGTATAAAGGTTATACGCCTGTTCAACAAATAGCCGACGCACTTGAACCTCTAAATAAAAAATATGAAGAAATCTTTAATCAAGTATTTGTAGCAGCAGTCTATGATGAATGTAATCGAGAGGGAAAAATTAGAGAACGAGAAGAACAAGATCCTTCTGTATTTATAGACACGATACAGATGTTAGTATAGAATGACAGAAAAGCCAATTTATATGTTAATCAAATACTGCTCTAAAGGATTTGTAGCGTATGTTCCAGGAATAAGTGTATTTAATATAAACTCATTCCAAGAGTGTAAACTCATGCGATGTTATCCAGAACCTTTTTTTGACCTTACGCCTCGCTTGGTGCGGTTTCAACTTCTGTGGCGAGAACGCCTACGAATGCGTCGATGGTGTTCTCATCCGCTACGACTTCGGTTCCGACAGATCCATGGTCGCTGGCCACCGTTGTAGCATCATCTACAAATAAGGCCTGACGCTTATACTTACCGGATTCTCTAGCCTTGTCTATTTCTTTCCAAAGTTCGGTGTAGGCTGGAAATCCTATCGTATTCCACCATCGTTTATTTCTTAGAACTGTGCTATGATGCGAGTCTTTCACATACCAGCAACATGCCTCTAGTATAGTTCCAGATGGGGTCCATTGATTAGCACTCGATATTCCTTTTTTTGTAGCCGGAAACAATGGACTGTATACGTATTCTGTAGGTTCATTCTTTTCATTGCCTATCACACACAGTTTTCCAACATAGGGTAATTTAGCCAAGGATAAAATATCGTTTGTAAGAACTGGTACCGAGGCAAACGCACACTCAAAATACTCCACGGCATCCACATCGCATACTTCGGCTTGTAACTGCATTTGGCAATAGTATCGCATAGGAATAGTACCGTCTAACAGGCGGCTCGAGGGACACTTCAGTTCCACAAGACGTCCGCATCGGGGACCTGAAATAATAAGACCATCTGGACTCGCTCCCAAACGGGGTAAAGTTGTATGTCTTAATCGTCCTAATGTATCTATTACCTTACCTTCCGCGTGATGTGCTTCAAATACATCTCTTGCCACAGGTTCGTACCGCCAGCCCCATTTAAATGGACTAAGTACTCCTTCCGCAGACGTTAGATAAACTATTTTACTATCTGTTGCATCTGCCAAAATCGTAACAGGAGGTGCGCATTTTTTCTCTATCACTAAAAGCCGTTCAGCGGGACCGCCTACACAAATGGCACCAAATTCGTGTCCTGAAATCATATTGTAGGATTCCGCATGCCAGGTAGCCGATTTCTGTACCGATTGGGGAGCCGCTTCTAACCGAGCCTGTACCTCTAGATTCGGTTTAATCTGTGTCTGAGAAAATTGTTTCATGAACAAATAATGTTCGTAAAATAACGCACGTAAAATTTGTATTGCGTCATTTCTAGCCCTATCCGTTTGGAATCCATATTCAAGAAATATTTTCATAGCATCTTTAACCACTTCATCAAACCATGTTGCCGCATCGTAACTATCTACGAGCGTCATTGGATGTGCCTGTATTAAATCGTCTAACCATTTTGTACAGGCTGTATAAACCATCTCTATAGAATCCATTTTTTTTTATAAAGTTCCTTCTGAATTCTTCTTTGTAGGTCGAGGAATATCAATTTTGAAGACAGCCGGTACAGTTGGATCTCCATTCTTCACAACCTTAAGACCTCGAACAGCTGTAATCACTCCATTTTCATAGTTAATTTGTTGTTTTGTATTTAGTAACTTGGCATCGTTGGCTTTCATTAAAACTTTATAGAGATTTTCTTGTTCTTCTGTCGTCAATCCAGGATATGTATTAGCATACGTACGATACTTTTGTAGGCGAATACCACGCTCTAATCGCAACCAGGGTTTCTGTATACTCATAGCAGCCGACTCCGCCACAAAGAAATTCTGAATATTCTTCTCAAATTGTGTTTCAGACGGTTTTACTTGTTCTACAGGTTGTTCGGCAGGAAGACCTAAGACAAGCGGGTCTTGATTAACATGAATGACTCCAGAAACATCAGTGGCAGCTATAAGGGGACTAACTGCTTTTCTTCCTCGGCGTACTGTTTTAGAACGCATCATCTTCTTATTAAAATATAGCGTCTATTGTTTAGACTGAGCTATCAGTTTTCATCAAGGAAAAAATGGATGAACTAAAACAGATTGACCCTACAAGATGAACGACGCATATGCTCGTTGGAACGCCCTAGAGAATGAAAAGCGTGCTGGATTACCTCCTATAGCAGACCCGACTACACTTCCTACAAGTGCGACCATTCTTCGTATACGAAAAGAAAACCAGGCCCGAGATGTCATTAATAGTCGTGCTTGGGATAATTTTCATGCTACACCTGCTACTGCCGTTTCGAGTGAAGCATTAAAGACAAATGGTCGCCCGGTTTACAATGATATGAACCCAATATGTAGCCGCACTAATACCGTAAAATACCATATACAACCACAATATATTCCGGATCCGCCTCATGCTGCTACAAAGGCTGGAGATTTAGGGAACGCTCCTCCTGCAGGAGGGATTGTACCACCTTCTACTACATTTTCAGGAAATCCCTACTTACAACGATTGGACGCAGGTGGATTTGATGCACGTAATACAATTCGTGAACTTCGTGGAGCCGTAGTTGAAGATAACCGTGAATTGGCTACGGATTCAGACAGAAGACTAATTGAAAGACAGTTCTATGACCGATGGTTACCTGCGAAAGGTGCGGCAGATGCGACATCATTGGAAGCCTATGAATTGTTGAGACCTCGACAAGGAACAAATCCTATGAAAAACTAACAATCACCTCACATTCATGTACATTCACCTTCTTCATCGCTGATTGGGTGAGTTCACAACGCTTCTTTCTTGACTTAGGTGACTGTGTCGCTACAGTATCCAAAGAACTATTACTTGTTTCTGTAGTACCAGAACCTTCTTCAGACTTAACACTATCCGAAATAGTTGAATTGGAACGACTATAGTGGTTTTTAAGTGTTGAATTCATATCCTTTTCAATGACCTCGCGATTTTCCATCATATAATCAAATATTCCCTTCTCTAGAAACCAACGAAAGAAGTTTAGTTGTCCAACAGTTGTCATAAAGGCTTCAACTCCTCGCGATTCGAACATAATTCTTTCTCTTCGGCAAAAGGGGTCAAAGAGACGCTTTGAATAGGCATTCAGTTCACGTTTATAATTAAAATACACGAGAAAATGCTTTTCGTTCAACATATAACTAGCATTCGTCTTCTTGGCGTAGTTAGTCACGAAATAATCAACTAGTCTCAGACTGATAGGAGACTTGCCTTGTAAAATAGGAAGTAACTTATCTACATTTTCCTTGAGACTATAGAATTCCTGTAACCAAGTCACAATTTGGTCTTGTTTACATTGAACGCGGTTCTTAACTGTAACAGCCCGACGCTCGAGGACAGGTGGTATAGTAGCAGGGACGACGAGTGTAGCCATTCTAACTGACTATAAACTGCTTATTTTAGACCGATGAACATTCTAATCTGGCCATAATGCGATTACGTCATCCATGTTTTTAACGCTGCACTGAGTAAGGAATATAAATGAGTAAGACATTTACTCTAGCCAATGAATCATTTACACTCGGTACTGAATTGAAAGATAGTATTCGTAGAGAACAGTACTTTCAAAATCCGAACAGTGGAGCACAATTGAATGCCGAAGAACTTCGACTACTTTCAATTCTTGGCATTGATACTACTATGGAACAAACTTTACGACCGTATTTGCGTGATTTTTTTGATGAACTACCAAACTGTTCATCGGATGCCAGCCTACGTCTTAGCCGCAAATGTGAAGTTCCGTATTATGTCATTTGGGCAACAGAGTTTGCTAATCATTCTCAAAAGGTTAACCGTGTGAATGAGTATCCTGACCATAAGACAAGGGCTCCAATTGTAATGGCCGAAGATGGTGCTATCATCGATGAATTGAAACCTGTTCCCGAAAAGATAGACGAATATGATAAATTATTTACACTCGTCCCGGTTTCTAAGAAATCCGTTGCGGTTCAGAGCAATCTATATGAAAAGGTATTTACGTTAGTCAAGATGAAAGGCTAGACCGAGGAGACATGCCATTGTTAAATTGATAAGACTGTTTAGAAAGTATGCCATCCTTCATGGGATTTCAAATAGCAGATGATGCTACTTCCGTTTCGGAACGCGCATCATCCGATAAAGGATTTATTGACGCAGACTTACCATTACTTCAAATGTTACGTATTGTTGAAAAGAAGCGTGGGGTAATAGGTGTAAATCCTCATATTGTAGAAGAGCCTTCAGAAATAAGGGATTTTTTGACATGGGCAACAGGTAGTAAAAAGACACCTCTTCCTCCTCTAGCCAGACGTATTTTATGCTTGAAACGGGCTATCATCAAAAGTAGTATAGCAAGTTTAGGAACCTCATTACAACAGCGTACTGGTGAAAAAAGACAACTTGAAGAGATTGATGCCTTATTAAAAGCAGATGGGGCTACAAATTTGGACGATAAGGAACTATGCGAAACAGAAGGTTCACGATGGGTATCACCTGCTGTCGGTGGAGTACCTCCAAATGCTCCTAAACCTACTCCACAACCCATTCCTGTTACAACAGGCTGTAGTACAACAGTCAATTGTGATAATGCGGCTTTGGTTGAATTAATCAAATCTATTAAGGAAAGTATTATTACTATAGGCCAGGCTCCAGTTGATTTAACACCTATAACCACTGCGATTAATGCGATTGACGCTAAGATTAATACACTTGCCGCTAAGGGTATTGTAGCACCCACAGGAACCAAGTTCAAACTCGGCGATATTGTGAGTCGAATCGATGGAGAGGCGTTTACATCCGAATCCTCCTGTAGAAAGGCAAAGGTCATTGGATTTGAAGATGTGGACGGCGAACAGATTGTAAAAACAGAATGTATTGATGGTCCTTCTGCGCCTCCTTTTACACCTGTGAACGATCCAACACAAACACCTATAGTTCAACGTGGTGGTGTGGCTTCTATTAGACAAGATTCGCCACGTGTTTCACTCTATAAACAAAGTGACCTTGTGGGCGTTGCGACATCGGCTACCAATAGTGTTACTATGAACCAATTTATAGAAATGCAGGAAACATTAAATAAAGACTTAATTGAAAAATTAGAGGCTCTTACACCAACAGTTACGGAATTGAAACCATTCTTAACTGAACTTATCTCTAAACTAGTTTCTAAAGATGACGTTACAGCACAGTTTGAAACTCTAAAACAGGTGATTATGGACCAAACTACTAAAACTATTGAACCTCTACTAAAAGAATTAAACGAATGGAAGAATTCTGGATCTCAAACATCTACTCAATCTATTATGACTAAACTCGATGAACTCAAACCGGTTCTCGATGAAATTCCTATTCTCAAAAAACTTGTGGCAGATATTCGAAATGATATTAGTACAGGCGGTAAAACTCTGTACGCCAAACTTGATGCTCTACAAAAATTACTTGAAACGGCTAAACAATCAGGATTTGTTTCTAATCCACAAGTTTTAGAGAACGATCCTAAGCCTTTGGCTATAGAGAATGCCCCTAAGCCTTTGGCTATAGAGAATGCTAAGCCTTTGGTTATAGAGAATGCTCCTAAAATGTTGGCGATAGAGAATGCTCCACCTTCTACAGTTGGTGCTTTGAATGAACTTGCCCCCATTATCGACTCGATAGCAGCCTTACGTGAATTGATTACAAAACTAAATACGATTAAAATAGAAGATGTTAAGGCTCTTCTTGAAACCTATAAATTAGGGGATATTCCTGCTCTCTTAGCCAAATTACAATCGGTTTTAGAATCCAATACACAGGCATTAGGAACCATAAAGCAGCAATTAGATGAGTTAAAACCACAGATCGATGAGATACCTGCCTTAAAAACGCTTGTTGGCAGCATCCAAGAATCGATGGCAAAGGGTGCCGACGTATCTTCACAACTTTCTGGACTTCAAACCATGTTAGCGTCCTATAATTTAGACGGCATGAATATCTTATTGGAAGAAATTAATTCATGGTTGAAAGGAAATACTCTTGAAACACAACTAGGAGAGGTAAAGGAAACGCTAAGGACTGTGATTTCTAAACTTCACGAAGACCCATCTGCTTCTCTAAAATTAATACAAACTACGATTGGCGAACTTTTACCTAAATTAGAACAGATTGATACGAGTTTAACTGAACAATTGGCAACAATTAAGGAAGATACATCGGTTATCAAGGCAGGTGTAGAAGGACTAAGTACAAATTCACGTACTCGCGATGAAGAATTATTGGCAAAGATAGCCGAACAGACTGAAATGATAGCGGATTTAAAGAAAAATTTAGGGCAACTAGGTTCAAATATTAGTAATACTACTACGGCTACTCTTGAAGGCACACGATTTTTAAAACATAAAATACATAACCTAAAGAAACTTGTAAAGGCAACGCATACTCCTGAATCTGAAGAAGATACTATTAAACGTGTCTTACAAACATACGACCTTAACTTATCTGAAAAATTAGCCGGTCTCCAAGCCTCTAACAAAAATGGTAAAAATAATGTTTCTATTGCCCGTATAGCCGAATTAGAAAACCTTGTAGCAGGATTAAGACAAAGATTACAGGAAGAAACCGAACATACAGTTAGTGTTCGCGAAAAGGAAACTCGTATTGAAGAATTAGAAGAGCAAATTTCTGCTTTACAACGCAATAGTGTTAAGAAAAATGGCAAGGTAAGCGAACTTACGAACCAATCGGCCGACCGACAAGTCCAGATTGACGCTAAAACAGATGAGATTGCTAAACTTAAACAGGAAATCCTGGATCTTCGAACAAATTATGATGGGCAATTACGTGACGCTGCGTTAGCAGAAGAAAAACTACGAAACGAAATTTCAGTTCTCACTGCGGATAGTGCTGCCATTAAGGAAAAATTAGACGAAAAGTCTTTCTTGTATGATGAACAGAAAGAATCCATAGCTCTTCTTCGTAAAGAGGATGCTGAGAATTATAAACTTCTTTCTGAGGCAAAAGCAGCATTAGCAGAGATTACTGCGGCTAAGAACTCATTAGAGGAAGCCTTAAAAGCAGATGATGCGAAACTAGTAGAATACTCTGAAGCCCTAAATGAGGCACTACAATCAAAGAACGAAGAATTAGCAGCACGCAATGCGAAATATAAGGAAATGTCCGACTTATTTACTAAAGAAATGGAAGATACAATTACATCGTTAACTGCAGCAGCCAATACCACCAATTTGGATGCGGCTACGAATGTAGCATTTAAGGCTAAAGACGCAGTCATTTCGCAACTTACTAAAGAAAAGGATGAAAGTCTAGAAGAACTTGCTAAACTAAAGGAAGAAGTTCAACGTCTTGAAAAATCAAGTCAAAATGCCAAGACAGGAGCAAATTCTGTTAAAGGAGATTTAACTAGGGAAAAGGCATTACTAGAGTCAGAAATGGCCCGTATTAAGTCAGAACTTAGTTCGGCTACAACACGTATAACAGAATTAGAGGCAGAGTTATTACGTACAAAAACAGAACTTGGAATGGCGAATACACGTAAGGGTGAATTAGAAGCAGAACTTGAACAACTTAAAGTTGGAAAACGAGGTGCTGACTCAGAACTATACATACTCAAAGCCCGTGTTATAGAT